ATCAATGAAGGAAATAATCAATGTTTTCAGAATGGTTGAAATCGGACCAAAAACAAGAGAGCGAATTATTATTGCCCGGAGGAATGCGATAAACGACCAAAGGGGAATGAATATAACAGAATCTATTGTCTTTGAGTTAGTGAGCTTGCTCGATCCAGGAAATGATATTTTAAAAAACCCGCATTACCTTCGGTATCAGGTGCCGGTGGAGGACGTGAAATGAGAAAACATCACGATTTAAAAAGTCAAACTAAATACTTTCAACAAACTGAAAAGGGTTACAAGTGTTTCGAACTTAGAGTGAACGATAGAGATTTTCAAGTTCATGAAACCGTCACTCTTCAGGAAGTTGTGGGAGAAGTCTACACGGGAAGAGAGCTCGGCCCCTATGAAATTTGCCATGTTTTGAGTGAGCATGACGGCCTTTCTTCTGGATATTGTATAATTGAATTGGAAATTAAAGATGAAAACTAACCAACCTGATTCGCGGAAGCATAAGCATTCAAAATTACCGTGGAGGAGTGCTTCGCGCGATGGGAAACGTTATGCTCTCTATAGTGGAGAAAAGCTTATTGCAGGAACGAGGAGAAACACCGAATTCGTGCTCCGTGCCGCCAATAACTTTTACACTCTTTTAGAGGCTTGTAAAGTTCAGCATGAAGCTATCGACTATCTTTTGGCGATGCTTGTTGTGGAGAAACCAGATTTTCGTCCTAGTAAATCAGGATTGCCTTGGAGTGCTGCAATTCAAGGAAACCAGGCTATCAAAGCCGCTGAAGGAGAAGAGTCATGAGTCGAGAGATAGCTTATAGAATCTGGAATCCAGAAGAAAAGAAGTTTATCGAAAGTGGCTTTACCCCAAAAATGCTTGCCTCTTTTTTTGATTACACCGCTCGATTTCATACTTTTTATAAAGAAGAATACCAGGAATTCACCGGCCTTCACGATAAAAACGGTAAAGAAATTTATGAAGGGGATATTGTCACTGGTGATGGCTACATCTGGTTTGATGAAGGTGAGCCGAATTATAGAGCAACCGTGGAATGGGATGTCTGTTCATGGATAGCTCTTGCTTATTGCGTTAATCCTAAGAAAGCGGGGATTTCAACTGGTATTGGAGAGGGGTTGGACGAGCATGAGTGGACTATTTTGGGGAATATTCATGAAACCCCGGAGCTACTGAAATGATCAAGAAACTACTGTGTAAGGTGTTTGGGCATAGAAGAACTGGCAGATATAGCGAGTCTCGGTTTAGCGGTTTTGTTTTATCGGAATATTGCTATCCATTTTTCTATGCAGTTTGTCCGCGATGTGGAGAGCAACTATGACTCAAAAACCGTCCGAGAGGATTAAGGAAATAGCCATGGGCTTGGCTTATGAGGATTCGAAGCATTTGTGTATTATCGATGGTGAAGCATGGATGGATTCAACTTATTTCTCCCCAGCTGTCATGCAGTATTTAGACGAAGAAGCTGAGAAGAAAGGAAGCTGCGTATGCCGTGGAAAAAAGTAAAAGATTTTCATCGTGAAATTAAAGTGGGGGATAAGATAATTTCCAGTGATTGGAATGAAACTCATCCGAAATGCCTTTATTATGATTTGGTAATCGCAATTGGAAAAACACTCTTTTTGTCAATGGGGCCTGATGATGATGTAGAAGAATCGTGGTCAATAAATAAAGAAGAAGGCGTTTATTGGCTGGTTTGGCGAGAAAGAAAAAAATCAAGGAAGCCTTAGTGGTCGTTTTTAGTTTTCAGGTGTTCGGGTGCGCTGCACTTGAGCGGCTCTAAAGCAGTGATCGCCCGACACCTGATTTTAATTCCATCGAAATCGATGGGTTTAAGGAGAAAAGATGAAGAGCTATATTATTATTTATTACAGTCCTGATGGAGGCGCTTCTAAAGTGGAGAGCTTAACAGCGGACGAGCTTTCTACGGCTTTAAACGAGAACTGGTATGGGGAAGATGTTTTGATAGCCTCCAACGCTCAAGAAGATTGGGATAGTTTTTCGGGGATTGTAATCATCGAAGGGAAAATCGTGATGCCTCAAGCTAAAGAGAAAGTCACTCAATGGGAACTGCCATGAAACGAACACATAAAGAAATTAAGGAAATCCTTGAAGATGAGCATTTCCCATTACCTCTTCAGAAAGCAATAGTTAGTCAGTTGCTTGAAGATAATGAAATTCTGACGAAAGCTCTAAGAAAAATACTGGAAATTGGTAAAGGTGAAGACGCTCAAGAATTAGATATAGCCAGAGAAGCCATTGAGAAAGTGAGTGTAATGGAAGATCCTTTAAAACCAGTTAGAAATTCATTATCATCTTTAGTTGAATTAATTAAGCAAAGGCCTGCCTTGGCTCAGTTATTAGTAAAAGAGCTTTATGAAGAACTCGAAGCAACCGAAGCGAAGCTTGCTGAGGCTGTGAAGGTGATTGAAGATTTGCACTGTGTAATAGATATGACTGGCGCTGGGTATATTGAGGCGGAGTTAGAGGTAGAGGGCTTGTCTTGCGCATGGCATGGAGCCTCTAAATTTCTCTCAAAACTGAGAGATGAGCGGAGTGATTTCCTAACCAAGTATTCGAGTAAGGAGGGGTAGATGAAAAGCATCGAAGATTTAAAAAAAGAGCTTGAAGAAAAAATGGCCAACCCAAACATTGGAACCATAGAGTGCGTTGAGCTTTCTAATGAAATTATTATTAGAGGGGCACAGATCGAAGCTGTGGAGAAGATGAAGAAAGCTATTTTGAAATATACCGAAGGTTGGGAAATGCATTGGGCTGTTGACTCCATGTTGAATGAACTTACGCTCGAATCTATTCTTGAGGCAAAATGAAATTTTTCAACAAGGAGCTTTGCCAGAAACTTGAGGCATTGGGTTTAAAAAGCAAGAGTGGCCAGATGTACGTGCAAGATTATAAGCACGTGATCATCGTTCCATCGAATGCGAGTCTTTATATGACTCCGTATAGGGTATATGCGCTAGCTTTCTCAGCCTACGATTTCCTCTCGGATGAGGAATACGCCAAGGAGAATGCGAGGATATTGTTTGCCGATCCAAAGCGTAATAAATACGAGAACAGAATTATAGTTAAGACTTGTTGCCACGCTCTCCTCGACGCTGATGATCAGGAAAAATTCATCGAAGAGGCTTTAAATGCTAAATAAAATTCTTCACCGAGCTCCTATTGGGTCGATTGGCTATTGCTGTAAAAGGTTTGAAGAATCCGAAAATTGGGCCAGGTGCGATGGGCGAGAAATTATGTTTATGGGCGAGCTAACCAGAATGCCTACGATTGAAGATATTGAATGCTTTTGCGGTCATCCTGGTTGCACTCAGCATTATTATTTGAAAATTAAGCAGGAGGGTGTCGACAATGGATCGTGAGCTTGATAAGAAAATAGCCGAATTAAGAGGCGAGGAATTTCGAGGTCATCTAGTTGTTTCGAATAACGTCCAATTCAACGAAACGCCTCACTACTCTTCCAAGATTCAGGACGCCTGGCCACTTTTCGAAGAACTGCAATCTGGTTCTTTGCACAATTTAAATAAATATTGGATTTGTGAGTTTTTTAATCCTGACACTAGCCAGTGTGAAGATTGGGATGCTGGAAATGCTCCGGAGGCAATTTGCTTGGCCTGGATCGCATTCAAGGAGGCTCAAAATGCCAAAGCAAAAGAAGAGTAGGTCGGGTTATCCCGCATGGATTTGCGGTCTTTGCGCGGTAAGCGTCGGCGTCGTGCAATATGAAGGGGACGACTGGAGAAAAGAGCATTGCGGGTGGTGCGCCGCGCCGGACGTGGCCTGCACTCGCCCGATCAATGTAGGTTATCCTAAGCCTTGCTCAGTAATTTATTCACAGGATGAATTGCAATCAGGCGCGCTTACTGTCAAGATCGCGCCATGATATCTTACCTTGTAGAAAATTATCGCTTTAAAATTACTTCCGTTCACCCAGGCTCAAGTTTATACGGCGCTCCCCAGGCAATCATTCCTTTTTCTGAAATCGATGGATACTCAAAATCAGAATTAATAGGTTATGGACAACACGTTCGCCCTATCGCCGGCCCGATGTGGCACGAGCCAAGCCCTCCCGTATCTATGTTTGATAGAGCCCACGAATGGGCAATCTTCCCCGAAGAGTTTCAGATAGGTTCTTCGAGCTATTTTGTCCCTCGATGGCAATGTATCGGTATCGTTGCTCTCGCTGTCGGAATTGCAGTCCTCGTATATTAATTTACATTTTTGTGCCGTAAAATTATGTTTACAATAATCTCTTTTCGTATATAATATTTGAAATCAAAGGAGGCTACCTTGTCAAAGTTATCAGAGAAAAAAGAGATAGAGATTGCTCAGGAAAACGGTTGGTACCGACTCGGCGATTCTGAATGCTCGATAAATTTACCTATTTCAGATGTAGAGAAAATTGATCTTGGAAAGCAGCTTTCGCACGCGCTATGCCAGATCGAGCGTTTACGCGAAGAGCTTTCCGTTTTTAAATCTCAAATTAAAGAACGTAAAGAACCGTATCAAGAAATCGTCGAGCAAATATCTCCGATTCTTGAAACCGGAAAGCGCGCCGACAAGGCCATTTTCCCTTTATTCTTAGATTCAAAAAACAAAGTTTGTCATTGGGTCAATGTTGAAACCGGGGAGATCGTGAATAGTCGTCCATCGTCCGCCAATGACGTTCAAATGCGTTTGGATAAGTAATTTTACATAGCTTTACACAGATTCTTTTAAGTATTGATTTTATAATATTGATTTTTCAGATGGGTGTGACGGCACCGCTCGCAAGGGCAGATAGTCATTCTTATCAAGGCTTCCCCGCCGGGCATTACCTTGATGGGAATTAAATAAAAAAACCTGAAATCTTGCGCTTGAGTCATCTAGGGCGCAACCCTTAAGAGGCCAGGGTAATGTATGCAACGAGGGCAGAGACGGCTTCGACTCGTGACGGCCTGGAGAGACAGGCAAAATTTTTAGGTGTTCGGGTGTAGCTCTAAAGGCTCATTGCAGGTTAAGTTAGGTAAAACGAAAGCCGACGCGCGCGAGGCAGTACTTAGCTGTCCATATCGGGGAAAGTTGCCCTGCCGCCCGATACCTGATTTATTGCGGGGTTAGCTTAACGGCAAAGCAGTTATGCAGAATTTTTTTACTGCATAAAAGACTAGTGGTTCGACTCCATCTCTCCGCAACATTATTTATGGGGGTATTTAGTGGCTAGGAAATCTCGATATTGGATGAAAGAATATTCATGGAAAGCAACGTTCACAGATGAATCTTTCGATTTCGATAAAGTCGCTTTTAAAAAAACCTTAGATGAAAAACTTTATGAATTTTCTAAGACTCTGAATCCAAGAGAATTGTATATTTTCAAAAATAGAATGAGATCGGAAGCCCCAGTGACTCTGAAGAATATTGGAATCGTGTATGAGGTTTGTAGGGAAAGGATTCGTGAGATTGAGGTTCGTATTGACAGGAGATTAAGGCACTTTCTTTCGAAAGCTGGGATTTGTGAAGTTTAAAGCCAGAATAGTTACTAAGAAAAAAAGCAGATTGGCTTTTGATACTCTGAAAGTTAGGAAGAAATCTCCGAGCAAATACGGGGCTATCAAAACTGTCGTCGATGGGATTAAATTTGATTCGAAAAAAGAAGCTCGACGATATGTGGAATTAAAGTTGCTTGAGAAGAACGGGTTTGTTTGGGATTTAGAATTACAAAAATCCTTTGATTTGCACGTTAACGGAATAAAGGTTTGTAAATATGTTTGCGACTTTTTTTACTTCTATAATGATGAAGGTAAAGTTCGGAGAGTCGTTGAAGACTGCAAAGGCGTGAAAACCCCGATTTTTAATCTAAAATCAAAAATGATGAAAGCAGAGTATGATATAGTCATACATTTGACATGATTATGAATGAACCAAAAATTGAAAAAGTTGTCGAAAAGTTTGTTAAAATTACCGATTTGATTGGCAATGAAACGGTTAATCTAAGCAATTCAGAGCATCTTTATTTATTGGCAGCGATAATTCATTATTGTGACGAAATGGGCGAAAAAATTACTGCGTTAATTCAGGAATCTTCCAAGTAATATTTATGAAAATTAAAGAAATAAAAATCGACCTTCTTAAGCCTTATAAACTCAATGCGAAACAACATCCTGAAGCCCAAATTAAGGGTATTGCGGAATCCATTAAGCGCTTCGGATTCACCCAGCCTTTGGTGGTTGATAAAGATAATGAGATAATCATCGGCCATGGTCGACTCGAAGCCGCGAAGCTTTTGGGGCTTTCCTCAATTCCTTGTGTTCAACTCGATGATCTTAAGCCGGAAGAGATTAAGGCATTGCGCTTAATCGATAATAGGATTGCCGAAACCGGATGGGATTCGGAAATGTTGAAGCTTGACGTTGATGGTTTCGAATTTGATTTTGAACCATTTAACGTCGACTTTTATTTCATGGCAGAAGCTGCTGTGTCCGAATCCGATGGTGCAAAGGAATTAAGCGAAGATGATTTTAATTCTTTCGATACAAAATGCCCTAAGTGCAATTTTGAATTTAATAAGGACTGATTAAGTGACTTTAAAAAAAGGAAAGTGGTCTTTAAGCGATTTGAAGAATGTAAAAAGCAATGGCCTTAAAGTCCTTTCATGCTTTTCGTGCGGTGGCGGATCGACGATGGGTTACAAATTGTCGGGATGTGAAGTTATTGGATGCGTTGAAATAGATCCGAAAATGCTGCAAATGTATTGCGAAAATCATAGGCCGAAATATCCGTATTTGATGGGAGTGAAAGACTTCTTTAAAATTGATAACGAAAAGCTACCTAAAGAATTTTTTGATTTAGATATTTTAGATGGAAGTCCGCCTTGTTCTTCTTTCTCATTGTCTGGTGATAGGGATAAAAAGTGGGGAGTTGAAAGTAAATTCAGGGAAGGCCAGGCCGACCAGGTTTTAGACGATTTGTTTTTTGACTTTATTAATATCGCGGAAAAATTAAAGCCGAAGGTTGTTGTGGCTGAAAATGTAAAGGGTCTTATCCAGGGTTTAGCCAAGGGGTATGTGAAGGAAATTTTCGCGGCTTTTAAAAGGGCCGGATATGAAACTCAACTATTCTTATTAAACTCCTCAAAGATGGGTGTTCCTCAGAGGCGTGAACGAGTTTTTTTTATCGCTAATAAATTAGGTAAGAAAATAAAATTGAATTTTAATGAAAAAGAAATCCCCTTAAGGGAAGCGATATTGGGATGTAAGCAAGATGGGGAAAAATTACAACGGCAATGGAAAGAGCTTTGGATGAAAACAAAGCCGGGGGATAGCTTTAGCAAGGTTCATCCCAAGGGATCTTATTTTAATAGTTTCAGACTCGATGGATTTAGGCCCTCAAATACTGTCACCAGTAGTGGGTACATGTGCCACCATGATACCCCAAGACTATTATCAGACCACGAAATTGCTACTATTCAAACATTCCCAGAGGATTATAATTATTTAAAAAATAAGGTTAAATATGTTTGCGGTATGAGCGTCCCCCCATTCATGATGAATAGAATTTCATCGGAAATAGTTAAGCAATTTTTTTAAAAAAATAGCATAATAATATCATGGCATTGAAAGCAAAAACAAAAAAGACGGGTAAAGTAGAACAAAACAGAACGATACAATATAAAAGGGCATTGCTTGAAGCGCTTGAGCAATCCCTTGGAATCGTTACTGTGGCTTGCAGGACTTCTGGGGTTTCCAGAATGCGTTATTATGAATGGATGAAAAACGACCCGGAATTCGCAAAGGCTGTTGAAGGCATCGCTGACATTGCTTTGGATTTCGTTGAAAGCGCGCATTATCAAGAGATCAAAAAAGGCACTCCGTCCAACATCATCTTCCACCTAAAGACCAAGGGTCGGAAGCGCGGATACCAAGAAAACCTGAAGTTATCCGGTGATGAGGAAAGCCCCATTAAAATCGACGTTACTGCAAGCGCGGTATTTGCCGACATCCTAAAAATGACTCCTGAAGAGCAAGACAGAGAACTTGAAAAATTAAGAGCTCGCAACAATGAGCCTTCGCATAAGTGAAAAAGATTTAATACAAAAACAACTTTATCTCGAAAAAATGAAATTCATTCGGGAAGCCCGCCGCAGCTTTGAGCAATTCGTTTACTTCACAAAACCCGATTACAAAACAAATTGGCATCATAAGTTGATGATGCGGAAGCTTCAGGATTTTGCCGAAAAGAAAATCTTGAGGTTAATGATTTTCACAGCGCCTCGGCACGGTAAGAGCGAGCTTGTATCTCGAAGACTTCCAGCTTTCATATTAGGTCAACGGCCAGATGATAAAATTATCGCGACATCTTATGGCGATACTCTTGCCAGTTCAATGAATCGTGACGTGCAGCGGATTATTGATTCTCCAGAATATGCAAAGATTTTTCCAGAAACCAGGCTTAAGGGCTCAGTTGCTTCCGACTCTAAAGGCACGTGGTTGCGCAATAATGATATTTTCGAAATAGTGGATCACCGGGGATATTATCTTTCGTCGGGGATTGGTGGTGGGATTACTGGGCGGGGCGCAACCTATGCAATTATAGATGACCCATTAAAGAATTGGAAAGATGCAAATTCAAAAACTAACCGAGATAATCAATGGGAATGGCTTAACTCCACCCTAATGTCCCGCTTAGACGAAAACGATAGCTCGGTTCTGATGACCCTTACCCGCTGGCACGAAGATGACCTTGCCGGAAGATTAATTCAGGAAATGAAAGACAACCCAGAAGCCGAACAATGGGAAATTTTAAACCTTCCAGCAATTCTTGAAATCAAAACAAAGGATGACCCAAGAAACGTCGGTGAAGCCCTTTGGCCTGAAAAGCTCAACCTAGAGCGGCTCAATAAGATCAAGGCCGTTAGCCCTAGAGTCTTCGCGTCTCTTTATCAGCAAAAGCCAGCTCCATTAGAGGGGAATATAATAAACCCGGCGTGGTGGCGTTTCTACCGCGAGCCGCCGTCCATGTTTGACCGCGTGATTCAATCTTGGGATCTAAGCTTTGAGGAGGGCGAGGACCATTCTTATGTTGTCGGCCAGGTTTGGGGAAAAAAGGGGATTAACGCTTACCTCCTTTATCAATATCGGCAACAAGTCGGATTCAACGACACGATCAAAGCGATAGCGATGGTTTCGGCTCTCTACCCGAAGGCCGGAAAGAAGATCGTCGAGAATAAGGCGAACGGTCCAGGTGTTCGTAACTATCTGGAAAACAAAATCCCCGGCATTGTGAAAAAGGACGTCCAAGGGTCGAAGACTGATAGGCTCTTATCGGTCTCCCCGTTCATTCAAAGCGGAAATGTTTATCTTCCTGACCCCAAGCAAAACATGTGGGTGTTGGACTTTATCTCTGAATATGCTAATTTCCCTAATGCGGGGGATGACGATCAAGTTGATGCTGGCTCTCAAGCACTCGATGATTTATTCTCCGGTGAATCAGACACGTTGAGGAAAATGCTAACCTTCTAATTGGGCAATAAAAAATGTGGAATAAAGCCAAAAAGTTATTAAATCTTGATGGTTGGAATAACGTCCTCACCGGAATGAATGTCGCCGGCAAAGATAAGCGGACCGGCGCAGTCCCTGTCTCGAGGTTTTTGACAAAGCAAGAGATCGATCCATTTTATCAGATCGATGACATCGCCGCGAAAGTGGTAGACCGGCTTCCCGAGGACATGATGAGGGAAGGATTTTGCGTTTATACCGATGACGGTTCGGACGAATACAATGAAGCGGTCCAAGAGTATTTTGAAAAATATGATCTTTATAAAAAGGTCGAGTACTGCTTAAAGAAACAACGGCTTTATGGAGGCGCGGGAATCATCATAGGGGCAAGGGATGGAACCGACGTTAGCCTTCCGCTTAGCCCTAACGGATATCGATCAATCGATTATTTCACGGCTCTTGATAGGTATCGACTTTACCCTTTCGACTCTACCTCGATTGACCGCGACCCTACCTCGATGAACTTTGGCAAGCCGCTTTATTATAAGATTGTCAATGTCAACGATCAGGTCGGAAACTCTAAAATGATTCAAAGCATGATTCATTACTCGAGGATTATTCGATTCGAAGGGATTGAAGTCGCTTACGACTATGAAAGCCAGGTCGATTATTGGGGTGATAGCGTCTTAAGCCGCCTTTACGATATAATCAGGGACTTTCAGTCCGCCTACAGCTCGGCAGCTGCAATCCTCCCAGACTTTACCCAGCTCGTCTTTAAACTCCAAAACTTACCGGACATGATCGCCAATGGCGACGATAGACTTGTCCAGCAACGGTTGGCTTTGCTTTCGTCTACGGCGTCCATAATCAACGCAATTGTTATCTCCGAAGGCGAGGATATGGAGCGCAAGACAACTAACGTCGCTGGCCTCTCCGAGTTACTTAAGGCCGTTGACCGACGTCTTGTAATGGCAACCGAGATGACCCACGTCGTCCTTTTAGGGGACTCTCCCAGTGGCTTAGGCGCGACCGGCGAAGTTGAAACCCGGATGTGGTATGACCACGTTAGGAACGTTCAAGAAAGTAAGTTAAGGCCAGTCCTTAAGCAGTTATTGAAGGTCATTTTCATGGCTAAGGACGGGCCGATGGGCGGGAAGTTACCCAAGAAACTAAATGTCGAGTTTAATCCCTTATGGCAAATGAGCGACAAGGAAGCCGCCGATTTGAGATTCGTCCAGGCTCAAACTGACGAGAAATATATCGGTACCGGCGTTGTCGATGCAGACGAGATCGCGGAAAGCCGCTTCGGATCCGGGAAGTATTCCACCGAAACCCAGCTAGACATGGAAACAAGGACCGCAATCGCGAATGCGACGCCTGACGAGCCGGACGTTGAAGATCCTGCCATTGCCCCGCCGGCTACCGAGGAGTAATCTTGAAAAATGACTCGATAATCTCGGTTACTATCCAGACCGCGAAGCGAAGGAATAGGGGCTTCCGTTTAAGGAAACCCCCTAAGCAGAAGTCCATTAAGCCGCTTGAGAGGCAATATTACCGCGGCATGACCCCAATGCTTAAAGCGATGAATGAAACATTGCGGCAAGACATTATCCCTTATGTTTCTGATATTCTTAAAATGAATTTGTCCATAGTGATAAAAGGTGTTTGTTATTTCTTTGACAAATATACACCCACTTTTTACATTATCAACACTCAATGTTAACTTTAACATTTCTTTAACATTTTAAGTATGCTGCTGCTATTTCGTACATTTTCTTCATTAGCTTTATTTCACCAATGTTTCTTGGCAAAGCAATATCTACTTCTACATCTTTAACGTGATGTATGTAGCATT